CCAATACCGGAACGGCTGCTGGCAAAAAATCCGGGTCGACTGCGACCGTAGCTGGCCCTGGCTACAACATGGGCGTCAGCGGTACTCCTCGCGGTATCAATAAGGTCAACGCCGTCGATGCAATCCGTGATTGCCAGTCCGTAGGCGACGAGCAAAGCTGGCCGACTGATGATCGGTGGATGATTATTCCGACCTGGTACGAAAACGTCCTAGATATGTCGGATTACAAAGACGAGTCGATGACCGGGATGACCTCGACCTGGGCCGGTGGCAGAATCGGCACATGCGCCAAGTTCAAGTTGTATTCCACGAACCTTTATACCCCGATTGCCGATGGTTCCGGCAAGACCGCATATCCGGTTATCTTCGGCCACATTTCGGCGATCAGTTTCGTGCAGCAACTCGCCAATGTGAAATACTTCCCTGAACTTCAGGAAGTCAACGGCGCCGGTCTTTGCGGCGAGAACATCTTCGACTGGGATGTGACCTACCCCGATGCTCTCGGCGTCCTGTACTGCTACCAGAATCGGTAATAGAAACGAAAAACGAATGGAGGCAATAACATGAAGAACATAAAAGAATTTCTGAAGAGGATTTATCTCTTCCCGCTCAACACCCTTATGGGTGTTACCACAACTGCCGTTGTCGGTACTGCCGCAACTCCTTATCGTGGCATGGGTAAGGTCTTCGTGACCGAGCCGAATACCGTTTCCGTACCGAAAACCGGCATCACCAACGATATTGTCCAGGCCGTACCCTGCCTTGCTGGTTGGCTCGTTCTAGGCGTGGTAGTCCAAATGCTTACCAGAGGCACCGCAACAACCTGCACCCTTTGCATCGGTATTACCGGAGGGACTACCAACGGTTTTGTGACCAACTTCGACGGCACCGCCGCTGGCCCCTTCCTGTCGCCTTTGGCGAATACCTATCCGGCTGCTGGCGGGTATCTTTTCGCCTCGACTGGGACCATCGATGTGTTGCTCCAAACGATCAGTGTTATGACCGTCGGCCCGATAATGAGCATCCAGGCTTATGGCATCGATCTCAACCAGCCGTAATATTCCCTGCGGCTAATGGCCGGGAAAATACGGCATAGACAAGGAGAGTATTATGAGAAATACTGGGAATTTCACAGAGTTGATTGTTGAAGGGACTCTGAACGCCGACGGTGTGACCGTCTGGGAAAAAGATATAAATATGTACGTTACATTATGCACTGGGTCAGGTGCGCCTCCTTCTGGGAAATCCTATTATCAAATGGGGTGCATCTATGTCAGGCAATCCAATGGGGCATGGTATTACAATACCGGGTCCACTTCAAGCTGCACCTTCACGCTTGTAGGGACGGTCGCCGGTAACAGCATTACCACTGCCATGCTTCAGGCGAATGCCGTAACGAGTGGGAAAATTGACACCAACGTAATCCAGACTGACAAAATTACCATCTCGGCAACCGATATTGTCTCCGGCACAACCATGAAACAACTTGTGGCTGCTCCGGCAAGTGGTAGTTACCTCCAACTTTTAAGCTGCACAATCGCCTATACCTTCGGGACAGCGGCTTATACCGGCGGCGGCAACGTGACTATCGCTTTGGGAACGACCGCAATTACCGGGCTTATTTCTGCGGCCAACAGTTTCGGCAAGGGGTCAAGCGCCGTCATCCAGTTCGTACCTTTGGCAGTGGCGGCCATTGACATTTCGGCGTTGACAGCGACAGCCCTCAACATCAACGTAGCTTCAACGGCTTTCACACAACCAGGTACTGCGGCAGGTACGGCGGTAGCTTACGTCACCTACCAGATTCACACCACTACCTAAGTTTGACTTTTGAAGGATAGGCCGGAACTGTTTATTCCGGCCTTGACTTGAACAGCCAAGCAAGATAAGGAGGTTACATCATGCGTTACAAAATGGTAGGAGAGCCATATATATTCACCTATGCCGGTACTGAATCGGGTTCGACCCTCACGGTTTCCGTACCATCGGCAAACAACGGGTGGGTGAAATTGATTGCCGTAAAAACACCGAACTTCACAAATGCTCCGACGGCGATTATCAAAATCAATGATGTCCCGAATGGGCTTACGCCCTTCACTTCTGCCGCTTGCGCGAATAACGCGACAACTTCGATAGGGGATGCCCTCACTTCGGCGGAACTCGGTTCTGTCCCTCTCGGTGAATATCCCTGGACAATAAGTTGCACCCTTTCAGGCACTCCGGGGTCTGCTGCTCAGGTCTTGGTAGTCTGCTATTTCAGTATGTAAGGAGGAATGGAATAATGGCAAAATATCGTTATCTGCAAAGAGTGGTCAAGGATGGTGGGCCGGAAGACACCCGTATTTGGATGTGGACTTCCGAACTGGCGAAAGACCCAAATTTCAGGGAAGTATTCCCCGATCAGCCAGGGAAAAAGCCTGCGCCGCCTGCGGAGAATAAACTTGTGTGGGCGAAGCATACCGGGTTCGGAAAGTTCGATATTATCAAAACGATTCCCGCTGAAGCAGGGGTAGAGGGTTCCGAACCTGTTGACGAAATCATTGAGCATATTGAAGGCAAAGAGGCTGCTATGGCCCGCGTTGCCGAACTCAACGGGGATACTCCCGCCGACGAGCCTGAATTGGAGGATTAATGAAGCCTTCGGAACTGCTACATAGAGTCAGGAAAAGGCTTTTTGATGAAGTGGGGTCAAGACATACTCAATATTGGAGTGATTACGAGTTGCTTGTTGACTACGGTAATGTCGCGCTTGATAAATTCTTTCTCGGCGTTCGTAAATTGATAATTGATTCCAACACTCTAGTTGACCTTGCTGGTCTGCCTCTATGTAGTGTTTCTCTCAGCGCCGGTAAATCAGTCTATCCGATGTCTCCAAAGATCATCGAAATTGATGCCGCTCAGATCACGGTGATAACCGATCCAGTTAACCAAGTAACTTTGGTTAAGCCTATGGCGGTAATGACTGTTGGTGAAATGGACCAGAGATACAGGCTTTGGCGAAGCATCCAGGCCGGAGATCCGCGTGTTATCATAACCGACATGAATAGCGACAGTTTAACCGTATGGCCGACGCCAGAATTGACCGATACCACTCCGGCATTACTGTTGACGCCCACTATATCGTTGACGGTAAGGCGGTTTATGTTGCAACGGTTTGATATGGTTAAAGTCGGCAGTGAATATGTGCCGGACGATAACGTGGCGCTCACTTTCAGGGAAGAGTATCACGAAAATCTGATTCCTGGCATCTTGGCGGAAGCGTACATGAAAGATGACGGGGAGACAAAACGCCTTGACCTGGCTGCGGCTAATGAAAAGAAATTTGAGGCGAAGATTGAAAGTGCAAAAGAGGATTTGACGCATCGAATGCAGGTCAACCGTGGGGTAAAATCAAGATTGGCGTTCAGGTAATGGATGTTCAACTCGAAATAACCGGTTTCGCCGGGATGAACAATTTTGAAGACGCAAAACGCCTGAAAGGGCCGACTGTTTCTTCCAAATCCATGACTGCCGAATGTGCTTCCATCATCAATGCCGATATTGACGACACTATGGCGGCGATTCTCCGGCAGGGGGTGACGCTGCAACATGCGACTACCACGGCTCATAGTCTCGACCCGTCCGGAAGCGGTTATTATGTTGACGGCACTTTCAATATCATCAACCCGGATTATTCCATAACTCCGCTTTATTATTTGCAAAATTCAGTCAACAAGATGTCTTACACCAAAGTCAATTATTTGACGGTATGCTCGAATGGCGTTGACCTTTTCATGGCGCAAGGCCCGGCGATAATGCAATTTACCACGCCGACTGCATTGAACAAGGGGCCGATTAAACCGGCAACCATAGTAAGGCACTATCAGCGGCGGCTTTGGTACGCAATCGGGCCGATGCTTTTCTATTCCGACCCTGACAATATCGAACAACGGGATACCAGAGAAAAACCCTTCGTATTCAAAGCGCCTATTGACATGATTCTCCCCCTTGACAACGGGATATATGTTGGTGCCGACAAGATTTACTGGCTGGCCGGGAGAGAACCGCGTCAAATGAGTATCCCCGGTGTTGCTTATGATATGCCCGCCGTTGCCGGTACAGATAGAGTATTCGATGGTTCATTAATCAAGACCGGCGGGAAGTGGGGAGCGTTTGTGGCGACTGACGGCGTATGCCTTTGTTCCGATGGCGGACAGATTACGAATGTCACAAGAAGAAATTTACTTTTCAGCAATGGGAAGTACGGTTCGGCGCTCATAAAAAAAGATGCAGGGGTTAACGGTAACATAAATCAATACATAGCCTGGGTTTAAAAGGAGACAGCCATGCAACAGAGTGACGGATTTTCACAAGCGATAAGCGGATTGACCTCGTACTATCAGAATCTCCAAGGGGGTGTTTTGGATTTATGGTCAGGGACTATCCCGGCAACGGCGAACTTGGCGCAAACCGGAACTTTGCTGGCGACCCTCACCAACAATGGCGGGGCGATGACCTTTGAGACTCAAGCACAATGGTCGATTACCCTTTCAGGGACGACAAGTGGCTCGGTAAATACGATCACTTTGGGGAATATTCCTATTCTTCCCTCGGCGGTCAATTATGCAACGAGTTTTACCAATACTGCCGCCCTTGTCGCCGCCGCGATAAACGCCGCTCAAAATACTCTCGGTATAACAGCGGTTCCATCTGGCGCGATCATCTACCTTTATGCGCCTCATGGGTCAGGGACTTCTCTGAACTCCGTAATCTGCGCGGCTACCGCTACGACTTTGACTGCGACCGTTGCAAGCGCCGGAAGCCCTTCGACGGCAGGTGTGGCGGCGGTCAACGCCTTGACATGGGCTTTCCCGGTTGTGAGTGCCGGGGTAGGCGCGTTAATCAACGGGACGGGAACGTGGTCAACTACTTCGGCCATAGCAACCGGGACGATAGGTTATGGAGTGTTAAGACTGGATTCCGCCGACAACTGGGGCGCGAACAGCACTTATCGCCGGATACTTTTGACTGCCGGGACTTCAGGGACGGATATAATCACTTCGCTCTTGAATACCACTCAGGGGTCTCCACTCAGCGCAAATATTGAGCAACTTTACGTTTATAATTAAGACAAGTTATGAACATACTTACAGGCACAAACCCACGCGGATTCTCGGCAATCATACCCTCTACGATTCTTGAAACGGGAACAAACCCGCGTGGTTTTTCTGCTAATTTAAAAGTTGGCACTCTGATTAAGATTAAAACCGGGACGAATGCAAGAGGTTTTTCCGCTCAATTGTATCCCGGCATCGGTTTTACTTTTAAGACAGGGACAAACCCCCGTAAATTCAGCATGAAGCTGAATGGGGGGTTCCTGATTAAGACAGGAACAAACGCCCGTTCTTTTTCGATGGTGTTGGCCGGGGTTCCTGAACTGGCTTTGAAGACAGGGACAAACCCGCGTAAGGTCCAAATCTTGATGGCCTTGCCGCAAAATGAGGCATTCACCGTATTGGTGTTGAACCTTATGAACAAGTTGCCAAGTTTCTATGAAAATTACAATTTCAATTCAGCATGTCCATTTAATAATGGGTATCTGGCAATAGGTCCGGCGGGGATATACACCCTTACCGGCGATAGTGACAGCGGAGCGCCAATCAATGCTTCAATCCTCACGGGAGACTCGAATTACGGTACTGACAGGATAAAAACAGACCCCGAAATATTCCTCAACTATTCAGGTGGGGAAATGCAGGTATCGGTTTATGTCGATGAAAGTGACCAGATCGGGCCATTCCAGGTCCCTCAACCTGAAGGTAACAGGACACAGACCAGAAGGGCGAGATTGCCAAAAGGTTTAAGGGGTAGCA